AATGCGGTGCTTTTGAGGTGTACATTGCTGCATCTCCCCGAAATATCGAGATTTTTCAGACTGGCAGAATTGTAGGACGTGATGATGACAAGGAACATTTCGGACTGATTGAATCTGTGAAACTTGAAACCGATGCCGAAGATGGAGATTATCTTATCATCAAAGGCAGATTTCTGATGTGTCTGCTTGAAAGAAGAATTATCTATCCAACACTAAATTTTACAACAATGACAACATACGGAATAATCATTCAGAAAGCTGTAGGAAGCAACGCTTTAGCAAGCGGAAACAGGCTGATTCCGGGCTTGAAGCTGGGAGAAATTCAAGGTGCTTGCTGGTCGCAGACCACAAAATTACAGGTCAGCTATGAAAATCTGATGGAATGGATATACACCATTTGTGAGAAGATCGGCGGAACAGCAAACATTCGTCTAAGTAAGATTGCAGAGGAACAGTACGAAATGATTTTTGACCTGTTGCAAGGTGCTGACAGAAGTATGATGCAGGAGGAAAATCCGCATATTGTGTTCTCTGACAGCTACAACAATCTGCTGTCTTTCACCTACTTTACAGACACTTCTGTCAAGAGGAATTTTGCCTATGTTCTTGGAAAAGGTGAGGGCGAACAGCGTAAGCGGACAACTTATTTTGAGGATTCTGAACCTGCCTTGCTTGACAGATATGAGGTGTATGTTGATGCAAAAGACATCTCAGACGAAGAGCAGAAAAACGGCGAAACAAAGCCGATTCCTGATGCTGAATACATCGAACTTCTGAAAGAAAAAGGCAATCAGAATATTATTCCCACAAAAACAAAATCCGAGTCTCAGATTGCAGTGCAGTCCACGCAGTTTCAATACGGTGTGGACTATTTTGTTGGCGATTTCGTCACTGTAGAGCATCAGAGATTCGGCATCAGACAAAATAAAATACAGCTTGTCGGAATGATTGAGAGTTTCGATCGCAACGGCAGAAATTTAACACCAACATTTAAGGAGGCTTAACATGGCATTTTCATTCGGATTTTTCAATTCTAAAAATCTTGACAGAACCTATACTGCGGAGAACTTTAACGACTATCTCGGCAGTATTATCTGTGATGGAATTCAGGACAACTTCGGACAGTGTTTCAAACTGTCTGCAAACAAGTTGAAACTGACGATCGGCAGCGGAAAGGCTTGGATTCAGGGACATTATTTCATTTCGGATACGGCATACACCTATGATTTATCCCACTATGTGGACGAATCTCTGCCAAGATATATGGCGGTTGGTATCTGTTGCAACACTTCTGAAAACGTCCGCAATGTCAGCTTTGAAATTCTCGCCGGAACACCTGCCACCAATCCCACAATACCGAGATTTCAGAACACAGATTACAAGAAATATCTGACACTGTGTATCATCAAACTTGATACAGGCACATCAGAACTCAGCATTACAGACTACAGGGAGAACAATAATTTCTGCGGATATGTCCGCTGTATTCTTGGCAAATGCAAGGTCACAGATATGCTTTCACAGCTTTCTGAAATTCAGACGCAGATAAAAGATTACAACATCACAGTCGGTCAGCTGACAACAAAAATAAACGAGTTAACGCTGAAAATTGATGAGATGACGGGCGATGTGGTTTCTATTGGCAAGTGCGGTCAGAACGTGGATTTTGTGCTTTATTCAGACGGCAGACTGCTCCTCAAAGGCACAGGGGCAACCTATGACTACAATTCTGACAGTAATCCTTCCCCATTTTTGGATAATAACAATATCAAGACAGTCATTGTTTCAGAGGGTGTGACAGGCATTGGAGAACGACTTTTTCAGTATTGCGACAATCTGAAAACAGTATCACTTCCGACAACGCTTACAGCAATCAAAAAGGCTGCATTTCTGCCGCATATTGACGGTTACATTTGTCATCAGAGCCTAAACGGCTTGACAGAACTCCGGATTCCGGAACGTGTTGCGGAACTGGGTGTGAATGCATTTGCAGGAACAGCGATAAAGTCTGTAACCGTTCCGTCCTCTGTGGTAACTGTCGGGGCGATGGTATTCACCGAATGTCAGAACCTTGAAACAGTGCGATACAGTGGTAAAATTATCAGCGACAGAATGTTTGCACGCTGTATCAGGCTGAAAAATCTCACACTGACGAAAAGCGTCAGGGAGATTGTCGGCGGTTGTTTCAACTACTGTGAAAATCTTACACAGATCACCTATGAAGGCAGTCTGGCGGATTGGAACGCTGTGAAAAAGAACAATAACTGGGATGGGCATTCCAACAGTACCACTGAAACACCGCTGACGAAGATCCAGTGCCTTGATGGATATATGGAATATGTTGCAGGTACAAAAACGTGGAAGGAAGTGAAGTCATGATAAAATTTCTTGTGAAAGGACAGAACATTGAAACCTTGGAACATGAAGTCATTGCAGCAGACCAGATTGCTTTTGTAAAGATACATTTTGTGTTCGATAATAACTGGAAACCGATGCATAAGGTAGTGCAGTTCACACAGGATGAAAACACCTACAACCGAGTTCTTGGGACTGTGGAGACAAGCTGTTTTCTGCCGTTAGAACTGCTTGCAGGAACTGTGAAAATGTCACTTTTCGGCTATGATGCGGCATCTTCTGAAACCGTCAGGGCAACGACTGTGGTCAAAACACTGCACATCAGACCATCGGGATTTGAGGGCGGAAACAGTAATGTTCCGCCTACTCCTGATTTATATCAGCAGCTTTTGCAGAAGATTTCTGATAAAGGCAAAGATGGTAAATCAGCATTCGAAATTGCTATAGAACATGGATTTGTAGGCACAGAGGTTGAATGGCTTGAAAGCCTGAAAGGTGTTGACGGCAAGGACGGAGTAAACGGCAAAGATGGATGTGACGGTAGAAATGGTGCAGACGGACTTCCGGGGCGTGACGGAATTGACGGAAAATCCGCCTATATTATTGCCGTAGAACATGGATTTTCAGGAACAGAAACAGAATGGCTTCAAAGTCTCAAAGGTGCTGACGGCAAAGACGGAATCACTCCCGATATGTCAAATTATGCAACAAAAGCTGATATTGCAGAATTACAGGAGCAAATCAGGCAAATATCCGGTATCAGCTATATCTCTGTATTTGAAAGCAGTTCTGATGCCTTGCAGAAATATGGCGACAGCGTTTACACTTATTACAATGACGGCTACCGTTCTCTTGCGGGTTTTGCGGAGAGTTATCCGCATTTTTGCTCTGCTGAGAATGACTATGCCCTGTATTTCAATCAGAACGATTTCAGTTGGGCAGGAAGTGTGTTTGTGATGTTTTTGACTCCTGTCGCAATTACTTCAAAAATGAAGCTGCTCTTAAGCTATATGGTCGGTGCATCGCAGGATGCTGAATTTTATCTTATTCCGAAGACAGATAAAACAGGCTCTGAACTTGCTCAGTATATTTACGAGGAAATCAAAGCCGAAAATGCTTTGAAATTATCATTTAAATGGCTCTACTCCGATACTTTCATTTCTGTGATGCAGTCGTTGGAAAACGTATCGGATGGAGAATATTATCTTGCTTTCAAAGGCACATCGGATAATTCACATCCGATGGTGAAGTCTATTAAATTTATGAAGGAGTGATCTTATGAAAGATACCATTTGCCTGATTGCAGGCATTGTCGGCGGATTTATCGCAACGCTGCTTGGCGGCTGGGATTCTGCTCTTGCAACGCTTGTCGTGTTCATGGGCATTGATTTTGTAACGGGCATCGTGACTGCTGCAATGGGCAAATCCAAGCACAGCGAAAGCGGTACGCTCAACAGCACGGCAGGGTGGGTCGGACTTGCAAAGAAGTTTTGTATTTTACTTATGGTAGTGGTCGGCGTGAGAATTGATATTCTCATTGGCACAAACTACATCAGAGATGCAGTCTGCATCAGCTTTTGTCTGAACGAACTGCTCTCCATTATCGAGAATACAACACTTATGGGAATTCCTTTCCCGCCTGCATTGAAAAAAGCAATTGATGTTCTGCAAACGAAAGTAGGCAGAACCGAAGATGAAAAGGAGGACGAATAAATGGCTGTTTTAAGACCTGATACAACAACCACTTTGAATGGAGTAAAAATCAACGAGTATTTGCTCACCAGACATAATCCCAATAGAATCGCTATGCCCTCTGTTTCGATGGAGGGTAAAATTATTGGCGTAACAGTCCACAATACAGCATGGATCACGACCGCTGCAGGAACGACACCTGCGGAGCAGTATACTCGTGCAACCGTCAATGGCAATATGAATGATGTCAGAGTGCATTATTATGTTGACAATACCTGTGCATGGCAGAATCTGCCCCACAGTCTGAGCGGATGGCACGCCGCTGATGGCTCCGGCAATGGCAATCGCAGAACAATTGCGATCGAGTGCATCATGTCATCTGCGTATAATGCGACAGATAAGAAGTCTGAGGACAATTGTGCAAGATTGGCGGCAGCTTTGCTGAAGAAATACAATCTTGATATTAACCACCTCTTTACCCACACCCACTGGCTCAATGTCAGAGATGGCAAATCGGGCAGTGTAGATTATCTCAATACAGCAAGAAACTTCTACAAGATGTGTCCGCTTTACATTTTGCCTCACTGGTCGGATTTCAAGAAAAAGGTACAGGGATATATGAACGCTGGTTCTGCAACGACATCAACACCCTCTGCACCTGCGGCAAAACAGCTTTACAGAGTAAGAAAGTCCTGGTCCGATGCCAAATCGCAGATCGGGGCTTTTTCTTCTCTTGAAAATGCCAAGAAAGTCTGCAAGGCGGGATATGCTGTATTTGACAGTAATGGAAAACAGGTATATCCTGCAAAGAAGTCCGTTGATGAAGTTGCCCGTGAAGTCATTCAGGGAAAGTGGTCAAATGGTGCGGAGCGAAAGAAACGTCTTACCGATGCAGGTTATGACTACAACGAAGTGCAGAAAAAAGTAAATCAGATGATTTGATTTTCCATACATCATTGATTTTGTCCGCAGGTACTCCATTGTGAGTATCTGCGGATTTTTTTCAAAAAAATTTGAAAAGTTGTCCAATATGAACCTCTTAAGTGGCTACCTTATAGAGGACAACAGTTCCTCAGAAAGAAGAGGTGACAAGAATGGAACATAGTTTGAAAATCAGTGTTTCAAAAAAGCCCGATAAAAATGGTGTAGCATCTATTCGCAATATGACTGTTCGTGAACGTTTTTTGCAGAAGATTTTCGGGAACAGTCGGAAAATCATCATTATTGTTCCAGGTGATACGGTCAGAGAACTGGCAATAAAGGAGGTTCAGACAAATGGGAAAAATGAGTGAATTGGCAGAACAGCTTACAGAACTAAGACACTGTGGTGAAATTCTGATTGGAATTTCAGAAGCGTTAACAGAGATGTTTTCAACTCCGACACCCGTCAGAGAATCTGTACAATCCAAAAAAGAGTATACTTTTGAAGAAGTAAGAGCAATCCTTGCCACAAAGTCAAGAGAAGGTCATACAGATGAAGTCAAGGAAGTCATTACGGCTCTTGGTGCAGAAAAATTATCTGGTGTTAAGCCGGAACAGTATGATGAATTACTTAAGAAGGTTGGGGTGCTTTAATATGGCTCATGCTTTATTATCTGCATCATCAAGCTACAGGTGGCTGAATTGCCCTCCATCTGCAAGACTTTGTGCTGATGAAAAGGAAACTGTAAGCGATTATGCTTTACAGGGAACAGATGCACATACACTTTGTGAGTATAAACTGAAAAAACTGCTTGATATGGAGTGTAAAGACCCTACAGCTGATTTGAGTTATTACGATTCAGAAATGGAATGTTGTGCTGAAGATTATGCATCATTCTGTTTTTCAGTTTGTGAGGAAGTGAAGAATACCTGCAAAGATCCGATCGTACTGATAGAACAGCGTCTGGATTTTTCGCAGTATGTTCCGGAGGGATTCGGAACAGGGGATTGTGTCATTGTAGGAGATGGAACACTCCATATTATCGATTACAAACACGGTAAGGGAGTAGAAGTTTCTTCTGACCACAATCCGCAGATGATGTGTTATGCTCTTGGTGCATTGATACTTTTTGATGGCATTTACGATATTATTGATATCTCTATGAGCATTTTTCAACCACGAAGAGATAATATCAGCACATTTTCCATGAAAAAAGAAGAACTTTACAACTGGGCAGAAACAGTTCTTTACCCGACAGCGAAACTTGCATTTGATGGCAAAGGAGAATTCAAGGCGGGGGAGCATTGTAGATTTTGTAAAGTGAAAGCTGTTTGCAGGAAACGTATGGAATATAACATGGAACTGGCAAAATATGATTTTGAAATGCCTGCTATGTTGGAAAATACTGAAATTGCATTCATCTTATCAAAAGCCGATGAACTCGTATCATGGGTAACAGATGTAAAGGAATTTGCACTTCAGCAGGCTATCAGCGGAACACACTATAGTGGGTTTAAGGTAGTTGAAGGACGCTCCAATCGTAAATTTACTGATGAGGCACTTGTATCTGAAATCGTTCAGAATGCAGGTTACGACCCTTATGAGAAAAAACTGCTTGGCATTACAGCTATGACATCAATGCTTGGCAAAAAGAAGTTTGAAGAATTGCTGGGAAATCATGTGTATAAACCACATGGCAAACCGACACTCGTATCCGAACAAGACAAAAGGCCGTCATTCAGTACGGCAGATGAAGATTTCAAGGAGGAAAACTAATATGGCAAAATTCAAAAATCCAATGAAGGTAATCACAGGACCACAGACAAGATGGAGTTTCTGTAATGTATGGGAAGCAAAGTCAATCAACGGCGGAACGCCAAAATACAGTATCAGTCTTATCATTCCGAAGTCTGATACAGTAACTGTTGATAAAATCAATGCAGCTATTCAGGCGGCATATACTGAAGGTGAATCAAAACTCAAGGGCAATGGAAGAAGTGTTCCGCCACTTTCAGCTATCAAAACACCTCTTCGTGATGGAGATATAGAAAGACCGGACGATGAGGCATACAAGAACAGCTACTTTATCAATGCAAATTCTGCTACAGCACCCGGCATTGTAGACGCAGACAGAAATGTCATTCTGGAACGCAGTGAAGTATACAGCGGTGTCTACGGCAGGGCATCTATCAACCTCTACGCTTTCAACTCTAACGGAAATAAGGGGATTGCCTGCGGACTCAATAACCTCCAGAAAATCAAGGACGGAGAACCGCTCGGTGGTAAGTCAAGAGCAGAAGATGATTTTGCAACTGATGATGATGACGATTTTCTCAATTAAATAATATTGAAATTCAGACACCGGTTGAGGACGGCGCAAATCTGCGCTGTCCTCTTTTGTAAAGGAGGGAAAATATGAAATCATTACATTTGGACTTAGAAACCTATTCAAGTACGGATTTATCGAAATGCGGTGTATACAAATATGTTCAGGCTAAGGATTTTGAAATATTGCTTTTTGGATATTCGATAGATGATGGAGATGTTCATGTTATTGATTTGGCACAAGGAGAAAAAATTCCGATTGATATAACAAAGGCTCTTTCAGATGAAAACATCATCAAGTGGGCATATAATGCGAATTTTGAGAGAATATGTCTTTCTGAATATCTTCGCAGGAACTATGAAAAGTATTTCAATAGTTATGGTGTAAATGAAGATACAGTCGGTGACTATTTGAATCCGAAAGGCTGGAAATGTTCTATGGTATGGTCAGCATATATGGGGTTGCCGTTATCTCTTGCAGGAGTCGGTTCAATACTTGGGCTGGAAGAGCAGAAACTCTCGGAAGGGAAGGAGCTTATCCGCTATTTCTGTATGCCGTGTAAACCGACAAAATCAAACGGCGAAAGAACAAGGAATCTTCCTGAAAATGATAATGAAAAATGGCTGTTGTTCAAAAGATATAATAAACGTGATGTTGAAGTAGAAATTGCAATTCAGAAAAAACTTTCAAATTTTCCTGTTCCTGATTTTATATGGAACGAATACTGGCTGGATCAAGAAATTAATGACAGAGGAATTGCCGTAGATATGGACGTTGTTGAAAATGCCATTCTTTTTGATAAACAAGCAAAATCGTCACTTTCAGAAAAAATGAAAAAACTGACAGGTCTTGATAATCCAAACTCAGTACAGCAGATGAGAGATTGGCTTGCTGAAAATGGTCTGGAAATGGACAGCCTTGGTAAAAAAGAAGTGTCATCAGCGTTGAAAACGGCATCAGAATCATTGAAAACAGTTCTTTCTCTTAGACAACAGCTTGCAAAATCATCGGTTAAGAAGTATCAGGCAATGAAGAATGCTGTTTGCAATGATGGCAGAGTGCGTGGAATGTTTGTTTTCTATGGAGCTAATCGTTCAGGCAGGTGGTCCGGCAGGTTGGTGCAGCTGCAAAATCTTCCGCAAAATAAAATTACTGATTTGGCTGAGGCTCGTGAACTTGTAAAACAGGGGAATTATAAAGCTGTACAATTGCTTTATGATGATATACCGGATACATTGTCACAGCTTATACGAACATCATTTATTCCAAGGAAAGAAATGAAATTTATAGCTGCTGATTTTTCAGCAATTGAAGCAAGGGTTTTATCATATTTGGCAAGAGAGCAATGGCGTGCAGATGTATTTGCAAATGGTGGCGATATATATTGTGCATCAGCAAGTCAGATGTTTGGAGTTCCTGTTGAGAAACACGGTATTAACGGACATTTAAGACAGAAAGGTAAGATTGCGGAGCTTGCACTTGGTTACGGCGGTTCTGTGGGAGCGTTGAAATCAATGGGTGCATTGGATATGGGACTTACTGAAGATGAATTGAAACCGCTTGTTGATATGTGGCGGAATGCGAATCCGAATATCGTGAAGTTCTGGTGGGAGGTCGACCGTGCTGTAAAAGATGCAGTCAGGGAGCATGTCCCATCAAAAGTAGGACTGCTAAAATTTTATTATAGGAGCGGTATGCTGTTCATTGGTTTGCCAAGTGGGAGAAAGCTTACTTATGTCAAGCCGAGAATGGGCGTTAATCAGTTTGGTGGTGAATCTGTGACGTATGAAGGTGTAGGTGCAACAAAGAAATGGGAACGGATTGAAAGCTACGGTCCAAAGTTTGTGGAAAATCTTGTTCAGGGAATCAGCAGAGATATTCTGATGTATGCAATGCAGACGCTTTCACATTGCTTTATATGTTCACACATTCACGATGAACTGATTATTGAGTGCAATGAAAAAGTGTCACTTTCTGCTGTCTGCGAACAGATGAGCAGAACACCTCCATGGGTTAAAGGGTTATTACTCCGTGCTGATGGATATGAGTGTGATTTTTATAAAAAAGATTGAATATGTCCAATTTCACCTTCTGCAATGGCTACATTGTAGGAGGTGTTTTTTTATGGATAATAAGACCATTACTGCAATAACAGACATGGAATCTCTTTCAGTTGTAAATGAAACCAATATCACAGATGAGCAGTTAAAACAGGACTGCTGTTATCATATGGCACAGAAAATACTGAAATCAATGCTTGAAAAAGGACTTGTTTCTGCGGATGAATTCAACAAAATTACGATGAAAAACCGAGAAATTTTCTCGCCCTATCTGGCAGATATAATGCCCTGAATGACTTGCTATTTGCTCAGTTTTATGGGAATATGTTTATGCCGAAAGTGAGGTTGAGTTGATGAAACGAATAACAAAAATCGAGGAAAAGAAACTTGAAGTCAGAAAAATCCGTGTTGCAGCATATTGCCGTGTATCCACTGCAAGTGAAGAACAGCTTATCAGCCTTGATGCACAGAAAGCTCATTATGAAGAATACATCAAAGTAAATGATAGCTGGGAATATGCAGGACTTTACTATGATGAGGGAGTATCAGGGACTAAGAAAGAACATCGTGATGGTCTGCTGAAACTGATAGCAGACTGTGAAAAAGGTTTGATAGATATGATCATCACAAAATCTATCAGCCGTTTCAGTAGAAATACTACTGATTGTCTGGAGTTGGTAAGAAAGCTGATTGATCTGAACGTTATGGTTTTCTTTGAGAAAGAAAATCTGAATACAGGTCAGATGGAAAGTGAACTGATGCTTTCCGTTTTAAGTGGTCTTGCTGAAAATGAATCTGTTTCCATTTCTGAGAATAACAAGTGGTCTGTACAGAAACGTTTTCAGAACGGAACATATATCATCGGATATCCTCCATATGGCTATAGAAATGAAAATGGTGAGATGGTTGTTGTTCCTGAGCAGGCAGAGATCGTAAGGAAAATATTTGCAGATACGCTTTCAGGCAAAAGCAGTCACACGATTGCAAAAGAACTGAATGAGCAGGGGGCAGTAAGCAAAAGAGGTGGAAAATGGACTTCCGGAACGATTGTTTCAATTCTTCACAATGAAAAATATACAGGAGATGCCATTTTTCAGAAAACATATACGGACAGCAGGTTTAACAGACACATCAATCATGGCGAGTGTGACCGCTATCTGTTTCAGGGACATCATGAGGCAATCATAAGTCACGAGATCTATGAAAAAGCTAATGAAGTAATGAATCAGCGTGGCAGGGAAAAAGGCAATGGAGAAAACACTCATCGTTATCAGAACAGATACGGCTTTTCGGGGAAAATACAATGCGGTGAATGTGGAAGCGTATTTAAACGCAGAATCCATTATAAGCCGAGTGGTGACTATGTAGCATGGAGCTGTAAAAATCATATTGAAAATAAAGATGCCTGCTCTATGAAATACATTACAGATGATGCTTTAAAATTAGCGTTTCTTACTATGATAAATAAGCTTATATTTGCCTGTAAGAAAATGCTGACTCCTATGTTTCGTAACTTGCAGGGGTATTATGATAAAGAATATTTATTGCAGATACAGGAATATGAAATGAAACTGGAGAAGAACATTGAGAAAAGGCAGGTGTTGATGAGTCTGATGTCAGGCGGATTGCTTGAATCTGCACTTTTTAACAAAGAAAATAATGCTTTGATTCTGGAAGAACAACGCTTACGGGAAGAAAAGAATAAGGTGATATATTCGGTCAGTGGTGACAGAACCAAAGTGGAAACTTTGCAGGAACTCATTAAATGCATATCAGGCAGAGAATTTCTTACGGAATATGATGATGAATTGTTTATTGCTCACGTTGACCATATAACAGTGGTTTCAAGAACTGAAGTCATATTTTCTTTAAAATGCGGTTTAAATCTGAAAGAAAGGCTGAGGGAACAATAATGCTGTATGGATATATGATGATCGATGGGAAAGTGATTATTGATGAGGAGCAGGCGGAAAAAGTCAGAAGGTTCTTTGAATGCTATATTTCCGGACAGGCTTTGAAAGTTGCATCTGAAAATGCAGGATTGAATATTTTTCATGGCAGTGCTGGGAGAATGCTGAGAAACAGGCATTATCTTGGAGATGACCACTATCCTGAAATTATTACAGAGGAAGATTTTGATAAGGCAGAAGAGATCAGAATGGCAAGAGCCAATGCTTTGGGAAGAATAAAGGAACATAAGCAGGTTCAGAAACTTAAAGTACCTGTACAGTTTTATTTGAAACCTGTCACGATGAAATATTCTGATCCTTTTGAACAGGCGGAATATATTTACAGTCTGATAGAAAGTGAGATATTTGAAAATGAATAAAAGCATAACAGTAATTCCTGCACGAAAACGGGTAGGGAACACAATAAACAGGGAAGAAAAGCCAAAACTGAGGGTTGTGGCATATTGTCGTGTCAGTACAGACAGTGATGAGCAGGCAACCAGTTATGAAACACAAATGGAACATTACACGAGCTATATACAAAGAAATCCTGAATGGGAGTTTGCAGGGATTTTTGCTGATGATGGTATTTCAGGCACTAATACCAAAAAGCGTGAAGAGTTTAACCGAATGATTGAAGAATGTATGGCAGGTCATATTGATATGATAATTACAAAGTCTATCAGCAGATTTGCAAGAAATACTCTGGATTGCCTGAAATACATACGCCTGCTGAAAGAGAAGAATATTCCTGTGTTTTTTGAAAAGGAGAACATCAATACTATGGATTCCAAGGGAGAAGTTCTTCTTACCATTATGGCGAGCCTGGCACAGCAGGAATCCGAATCATTGAGTAAGAATGTAAAACTGGGATTGCAGTTTCGTTATCAGAACGGTGAAGTGCAGGTAAATCATAATCGTTTTATGGGATACACCAAAGATGAAAACGGGCATTTGATTATTGTTCCATCTGAAGCAGAAGTCATTAAACGTATCTATCTGGAATATCTGCAAGGTGCGAGTTTGAAACAAATCGGAGAAAGTCTGGAGGCAGACGGTATTCTGACAGCTGCGGGTAAAGCAAAATGGCGTCCGGAAACGATAAAGAAGATTCTTAAAAACGAAAAATACATTGGTGATGCACTTTTGCAGAAGACTTATACAATTGATGTACTTACAAAAAAGCGTATTCAGAATAATGGCATCGTTCCTAAATACTATGTTGAGAATGATCACGAGCCGATTATTCCTAGAAATCTCTATATGCAGGTTCAGGAAGAAATGCTGAGACGAGCAAATATGCACAGCGGTGAGAAAATGAAGAAAAGAGTTTACAGCGGAAAATATGCTCTTTCCAGCATTGTTTATTGTTCAAAATGCGGAGATATTTATAGAAGAATTGCATGGAATAACCGTGGAAAACATTCTGTTGTATGGCGTTGCGTAAGTCGGGTGGAACATGGCCCTGATTGCTGTGATGCAAAAACGGTAAAAGAAGAGGAACTGCAAAATGTGATAGTAAAAGCAATCAATCAGATAATTGGTGACAGAAGTGAAATGTTTGATGTTTTACAGGAAAATATAGAAAGTGTAATTATTATGGAGGATAAAAATTCCTTGGAAAGCATCAATGTCCGACTTGAAGAAACTCAGAAAGAACTTCTGAAGAGGGCAAATGCCAAGCAAAATTATGATGATGTTGCCGATGAAATAGAACGTTTGCGTGAAATGAAACAAGTTGCTCTTGCAAAAAATGCTGAATGTGAAAGTCGAAAACAGAGAATTTATGAAATGAAGCAATATTTGAAAGAACAAACAGAGCAAATTCAGGAGTATGACGATTCTTTAGTTCGAAGAATGATAGAAAAAATAACAGTATACGATGACAGGTTCACGATAAAATTCAAATCAGGTACAAGTGTTGATATAGTTATGTAGTTTAAGCACCTTGCAGAAATGTGAGGTGCTTTTTTGTTGAAAAGTTTATTTGAAATGTCTTGAAATCTGTGAAAATCTATGGTATAATAAATTATCCGATTTGTGTTAGTTTTGATACAGAGGAGAGAAATGATGGTTAAAAACAATATTGAGGTAGATGTAAAAGTAAAATGCATCGAAAAAGGAAAAACTCAAGCACAGATAGCTGAAGAAATATCAACGACCAGTCAATATGTGAATCGTATTATTAAGAAAACAGATGGTGTGATAAATAAGACATTTGTACATATGTTGGAAGTTCTTGGGTATGATATTGAACTGGTTTATGTAAAGCGAACGGAGGATTGAACATGGATATTCAGTCATATAATGAGCAATTTCAGAAAGTTGTCAATATCATTGAATCGGCGAAAGAACGTGCATACAGAAAAATAAATGAGGAATTGATTACGATGTATCGTGATATTGGTGAATATATCAGCAAGCAATCAAAAAATAGTTCCTATGGAGATGCTTTTGTACAAAAGCTGGCGGATTTCTTTTCTGAAAATTATCCTGAACTGAAAGGATTCAACAGACGTGGATTATACAGAATGAAACAGTTTTACGAACTTTATCAGGGCGAAGAGAAAGTGTCACCACTGGTGACACAATTGAGTTGGTCCAATCATTTGAAGATAATGTCAGCCTGCAAGACCATGGATGAACGTATTTTTTATATGAATATGTGTATCAAAGAGCGATTATCAAAGAGAGAACTGGAAAGACAGATAGATAGTGGTTATTATGAAAGATATATGCTTTCGCAAAATCCACAGTCACCAGCACTTGAAACAGCTAAAAAAGCAACGGGAAATATTTTTCTTGATAACTATGTTCTTGACTTCCTTGATGTTCCTGATCCGATGTCTGAACATGATTTACAGAAATCCATCATTCGTAATCTGAAAGATTTTATTCTTGAAATTGGAAAGGATTTTACTTTTGTCGGAGAAGAATATCGTGTTCAGGTGGGCAATCATGATTTCTTTATTGATTTGCTGTTTTATCACAGAGGATTATCCTGTTTAGTAGCTTTTGAATTGAAAATTGGGGAATTTAAGCCGGAATATGTGGGACAAATCAATCTATATCTTGAAGCGTTGGACAGAGAGATTAAAAAGGAAAATGAAAATCCAAGTGTAGGTATTATTTTATGTGCAAGCAAAGATGATGAAGTTGTTGAATTTGCTCTTAGCAGAAGTCTTTCACCAACAATGGTCGCTGAATATAACTTAAAATTGATTGACAAAAAATTATTGCAAAAGAAATTAAAGGAGTATATTGAACTGGCTGAGAATGAATTTGATAATGAGTAATTATTATTTTTAAAAAATGATTTAACAATGTTAATAGGAGGGAATAATGGAACTATTATTAAATGATATTTTAAACCTTTCAAAAGAAGAAATAGAAAATAGTAAAATTGAATTCAATATGCAGGCAGGAAATGGTGGACAACCATTTCTTGACAGATGGCTTAAGCATAGTGATGATGAAAAAATGAAAGGTATATGTTCAGACTGTTCATATTGGAGCTGGTATGGAAAACAACGAAATTTTTATCCAGGGCAATGGGCTTTCAGTTTTGCGAGAATAACTGATGCTGAATGGCTTTTGATTTCTGTTGCAGAAATTATGGAAGTACCTATTGAAGGCTGGGCAACTGTAAATGTACTTGAAAGATTTGCACCGCTGTTTGGCAGGTTGATTATTAAATGTAGGAAAGGCAACACTTTCTCAAGGTATGTATTTAATCTCAGTAAGTATCTTGATCAGGCAACTGTAAAGGAAATACTGCCATGCTTATATAGTGGTGAGAACTTTGAAGGTTATGATAGAGTTCATCTTCCTTATAATCGTCTGGCTGATATTTTTAACGGGAGAATAATGCCTACATATTATGAGGCATTAAAAAAGATAACTGGAGTGTATTGTCTGACAGATACTCACAACGGAAAACATTATATAGGTTCTGCTACAGGAGAATGTGGAGTTGCACAAAGATGGGGTAATTATTTGGATTCTAAACATGGCGGAAATAAAAAACTGATTGCTCTGTATGAGCAGAAAGGTTCGGAGTATTTTGAAAAGTATTTTACATACACATTGCTTGAGTATTTCGGTTTATCATATGATCCGATAAAAATACTGGAGCGTGAACAATACTGGAAGAAGTGCTTGGATACCATCAAGAACGGATATAACGATAATTAGAATGGGGAAAAATTAGTGGAAGAAACACAAGCTAAGTATCATCATCTGATACCACAGACATATATGTCCGCATGGGCGAACCAATCTGGAACACTAAATATAGAATTTTTGAATAAGCCTGGAACCATTGTCCCTAGAAATAAAGAGAAAATTGCAGGAATAACAGACTATCATTCTATTCAAGTTGGAATGCCCCTATGTACTCAATCAGATACAGATAGATTTTTTGCTGTTCTTTCAGATTACTGTGTTGAGATTGATGGAAATATAATTACAGATACAATGGAGATGAACAGGCATTTTTATGATTTTGACAATTGGAGAATTACCAGAAAAGGCGGAACATTAGTAAGTAAAAAATCATTAAGAAGAGAAATTGAAAAAATTAAAATCAAGGATATTGAAACAAACTGGTCCATTAAATATGAGGATAAATGGGATTCGGTAGTTAACGACATTGAAAAAAATATATTAAATGCAACAGCGAAGTCCGTGCCTATGTTTCATAAAGATTATCTAATGAAGTTTTTTGTGGCTCTCAATTGGCGCGGATTTCAATCTAACCAACAATTTGAAGAAACTTTCAAGACACTCACAAAAGGATTACTTGATAAAATAGACATTCCTTTTAAGGAGAGGCAATTGCCACAATTAGAAACAGCGGCAGATGAACTTAGACATGAACTTCTTCTGAAATTTTATAGACAATATTTGGAAGATAGAGGGACTATGTTTGCATATGCAGAAGCAAATTTGCAACATACCGGATTTCATTTTTTAATATCAGATGGTCCAACATGTTTTGATACATCAGATAGTCCATCTTTTGTGTTTAAAAGAAATGATGGATTATTACAAGGAATTATGCCTATAACTCCACGCATTTTATTAGGACAAGGTAAATGTACAGATGATACAGGTGTGTACTATATTTCTCATATTACGGAAGATGCGGTTCAAAGATATAATGCTATCATTAGGGAACATGCCTTAGAATTTATAATTCACGTTAGGTAGAACTTCAATTTGTCGAAAGGTCTAATTA